CCATTGCGCGTTCCATTTACCGATAGATAGTGAAGCCTTAACACCTTCTAATTCTTTTAACTTCCAATACTCTGGCCAAATAGGTTTATTACTTGGAAGTATTGCTGGAAATTCTATCACGTCCCATTGGTCTGCTTTTAAATTAGATTGTGCATTTAAAAGTTTTCCTGTTAAATCTTTTTGATTCCATCTTGTCATAACAAGTACAATAGCTCCACCAGGTTGAAGTCTTTGTCGTGGACCTGATGTATACCATTCATAAGCACGCTCCAGCGCTTCTGGATTCATTGCGTCCTGCTCACTATGTGGATCATCTATAATAAGTAAATCCGCTCCACGGCCCGTTATTGCTGAACCAACACCGGCTGCGTAGTATTCACCTTTTTGTTCTGTCTCCCATTTACCAGCGGCTTGCGAATCGGGGTCGAGTCTTGTTTCGAACACTCTTTGGTATTCGGGGCTATCAATTAGAACTTTAGCTTTACGTCCGAAACGGATCGCGAGTTCAGTTGTGTGGGTCGTTTGTATAATTTTAAGATCAGGTTTTCTACCAACCATCCATGCCGGAAGGAGGAACGATGCAAACTCTGACTTGGTATGTCTTGGCGGCATGTTGATAATGAGTCTTTTAATTTTGCCAGATGCAATCTTATTAAACTTATCAGCAATCTCTTTATGATGTCTACCTTCAATGAACTCGGGCCAAACTTCTTTTACAAAAGACATAAAATCATTTCTAATTAATTCTTGCTTTTGTTTTTTTAATAACAGCGTGTGAAGCTTCGCGTATTCTTTTTGACGTTCGTAGGATAAAGTTTTAGTAAACTCTGGATTTAAGTATTCAGGTTTACTTTTCATTTTGGATTTCATAAAATTTTTTGCAGAATTTTTTTGATTCTGTTTTCCTCTCGATTTGAAATTTACCCTATATTTAAGTCTAAATCAAACTCTATAGGTATACATATTAGGATCCCTATCTGGTTTGGGGAGGGTGGGCCCATAGTTCTCGAGCCAATATCAGTTTGGCCTGGGACCCCTCGGGGTGGGTGGGCCCAAAGTTCTCGAGCTATGTAGTTATTGCATAGGGTATGGGATTATCCCATACCCAAGATGTTGTGTGATTTATTCTCTTACATTAATCGTGGTTGTTGTATAGTTATAACCATACGTTGTTTCTATCCTTTCTTTTTTTGGATCGTCTATTGGTGTTTCAAGACAATCTAATCTAGGCGCAATCGCAGTTATTTCATTTACATACTTATTAGCAAAATCATTATAACAACCATTACTACAAAACTTGGAATAGAAACTATTTCTATTCCAATTATTAATTTGTACTTTACGAGTTCTTAAAACCTTTTGACCTTTAACACCTCGCACCCTGTCCAATGTTTTATTAGTATGACAATTCGGTCCATGGCACCAATTAAAATCAGTCATTAAGCTACCTCGGCAGTTATCATAACTTGACCTACTGCGCACCTATAACCCTGTTGGTCAAGATCATAATAAGTCATGTATCTAATTTTATTAGATATCTTATCTCGTACAATTCTGCATTTAGCAGTCCATTGTGCTCGTCTAGTTATTGATCTAGTTTTTTTATTATCTTTTAGTTTTTTTCGCTCAACTCCATTGTGAGTCATTGGTCTATAAGTGATTATAAACTTACTGCCAACATCTAATGTATCGTCTATTAACATAATTATCCTTTCTTTTGTTATGGGATATTCTAACATAGAATATCCCATAGTGTCAACCCTTAATTAACACTTTGTTGTTGTTGCATTAATGCTTTCGCAATAGCAATTTTTTCATCTCTAGTTTGTTCAACTTTATCTTCTAAAAGACTTGCCAAGTTTTCTGGACTATAAATGGAAAGTGCCATGCTACTACTTTCATTTAACACACTTTCATTTAAAGGAATTCCAAGTTTATCTGCAAGTGATTTAGCTTGGTCGAAATATTTATAAGACTTTAAACCAAGTCTTAATTTACTCATTTTATTATCAACGTAATTATATAATTGTTGATGAGTAAGTTTTACATTTTCAACCGATTGATTATACATTTGAAATACTTTTATCGTATCTTCATCAACTTTAAATTGACGAGAATGACAGTAAGAAGTTCCAATGACATCAAGTTTGAAATCATTTTCCCACTCGTCTTTATGATAAACTGCATTTCCTGTATCATCATTTCTACGACCATAACCCAAAAAGTTTTCGACTTTACTTTCCATGTCATAATAACTTGGGTTTCGTTTTGAATAGTCATCATTGATTTTAAGTTTATAATCTGCGTCAAGACCTTTTGCATTAATCTCATCTCTATAATAAGACCTTGCAAAATCTCTATCATCTAAATCAAACTTAACATGTTCCTCGTTTTGACTTTCATACTCTCGTCCCTCGTCATCAACTTTCATAATTGGTTGAGTAAAATAAAAACAATTATCCTCGTACAACTCGCCACCTGCTGAATTGTATTTTGCTCTCATACTTCTAATTGTTTCAATATCTTCCATGGGTTGATGTGCTCTTACAACTTTTTCTGCAAGTGATTTTGTAATTGACCTTGCATGGTTGTAGTTTTCTATTGCTTTTAGATGTGCCTGTCTTTTTGGGTTATCTTCACTTTCCCAATGACCTTTAAAAACATCTGCAATAGTTTTTCTTTTTTCTGCGTTTAGTGTTAGTCTTTTTGACATATTTATCCTTTCTTTAGTTATGGGAATTTATATCAAAATAAAAATATAAGTCAAATCTTTTTTTATTTATTTTTAGGGAGGGTGGGCCCGGAGCTCACAAGCATAAGTTGAATAAAAATTAATTATTTATTTGACAGTATGGGATATTATGTTATAAGTAATTTAATTAAAGAAAGGATAATTATGAGCAATGAAATAATAGTCAAATTAGAAGAGGGACTTTATGAAGAGTACCTTGAAGATCTTCAAAAAAAATATTATGGAGGTATTAACAAAGTTTTAGGTGAGCCGTGGTTCCATAAATCGGATGCTGAAATGGAAGCCGAGGCCGAAAAAAAAGTTCAGGAATTTATGGATCGCAATTCATAAATAAAAGATCAACCCAGTGTCACACCGCCTACTGCAGGCCGTCTTCACTGGGTGCTGATCCCTGGACATTGGCACTGGATACAGTGTTAGGCCTGTCGCTCGAGCTATTAAAATAAAGCACGCC